TTCTTTCTCCAAGTTCATATCTTCTGATTTGGTCAGACGATATCCCACATAAATCAGAGAGTTTATACCGGCTCAACCGGTTCCTTTCTCTTATTCGCCTCAGCCTCTCCGGGAACTCGTTCAAGTGCTATCCCTCCTCATGCTGTCCGCCCTCCCCGTCGTGGATGGAGCCCTCCGCAATATCCCTTGCCTTTACTGCGTCTGCAAGAGTACGATAAGCACCGATATATTTTTGCTTTCCATTTATGTAAGCATAGGCTTCAAATTTCCCATGTTTCGAGAAGCAAATATTCCGTTCTCCTGTTTTATTTGTTGCCCTCAACCTTCGCTTATTAGGGGCGCAGTTTTCTTTATGCGTAACAAACTGGCAGTTATTGGGCGTATAATTCCCGTCCACGTCAATTCTGTCTATCTCTAACCCTGCTTTATAACCATGCGCAATCGCCCAGTCGCAAAAAGATTTTGGATCGCTTCTCCATGTATCATCCATAGTAATCCCACGCGCCCCATACCATCTGTAACTTTTGGCGTTTGGGTTTTCACATCTTGTTACAATCTGCCCCCACAGGCGATATACATCTGTTCCTTTATACCCATGTGTCCGCATATAGCACCTCTCCATTATCCAGCCGCTTGGCTTTGAAAAGGATTTCTCTCATTGTTTTTCCTCCATCATCGTTAAAGCCTTCTGCAAGCAAGCCTGTATCTCTTCACTGATAGCAGCATTGCTCTTTGCGAATGTACTGTCTAAGTAGTTTTTGTCATGGTAAGCAAGAGTTTCTAGAGCTAACGCAACACGAATGTACTCTTCTGACGTTTTGCATACACACTCAGGGGATTTCATTGGGCACCTCCGATGATCTCGTCCAATGTGGCCCGCCTTATGCTCCTCAGCGTAGGAAACGTTTCATCAAGGTTATCAAGACTGCCCTTATAGTTGTCTTCGTCATCATACATGTAAAATGTCTGTCCCACTATATCAACGTATGCCAATGTTTTAACAACTGGATATAGCACTTTGATAGCCTTCGCCCTCTCCACCTCCTGCTCCGTCCAGCGTGGCTTGCGGGCGATGTTTTCTGGATGATTTATGAGATTGTTAAGACATTCCACAGTGGAGAATCCCCAGCAGTCATTTGATATTTCAATCTGGAATGTCCCATATTTATTGATACGAAATCGCCCTAACGTGTTTCCTCTAATTTCAAACTTTTCTTCTGGTTCAACCCCAAGCACCTCGCAAATTCTCGGCTTGTCCATGTTGGCCTCCTCCTTGATTTTCAGGTACTTTTCGATGGCTTCGTCTAGGTTGGCCTCCTTGTCACGTTCGATGCAAAACCGAATATATTCCTCGATAAACTTCATGTCATTTTCGGCGCCCTTGATTTTCCCCTTCCAGCCGCAGGATGGACAATAGAAGGTATCTCCACGCCCTCCGTTCCCGCAGCTCCCGCCGCAGTTGGGGCACTCAGCGTCCATAAATATCAGGCTACTCATGGTCGGCCTCCTTTCGCTGGCCGTAGGAGCAGAAATCATCCGGGCCAAAGTTAATGCTAAACGACGCTCCGCCCTCATGGTCTGTTGCAACATCATCACTCTCACATTCCATGGTATAGTGATTGAACCACTTACAATCCCGGCACCTGACCACAGGCACGGCGTCGATGGTGGGCAGGCTATCAAACATCCGCTGCATGACAGCTCCAGTCACCCCATCCCCACCAAAGCACTCTCGTGCATTATCCGCATCAACTAGTCTCATGCTCGGCCTCCCACTGTTTCTTCATGTCTTCGTATAACTCTTCCATCTTTCGATTCCACCCCTTGAGCTTCCACAGGACAAGCAGGCCAAGCGCCATCCACTCCACAGCAGCTATGATCGTCAGAATATCAGCCATCCTGCTCCCTCCGTAGTGCGGCCTCGGCCAGTTCGCGGAGGCGGTCAATGGGGCCGAGAGCACGATATTGCTCCAGCTCTTGCTTGTCCACTCTCAGACCAAATGCTTCACCTTTGAGCTGTTCGATTTCCCCCGGCTCCAAGCCAGTCTCCTCATAGGCTGCGAGGCGGTCAACGTGCGGCCCGTAATCTTCTCTTCCTTCGGCATCGATAGCTACAAACCATTTTCCACCACCATGCCCATTGTCACACCAGTATGTCAGTCTATCCATGCTCACCCCTCCTCCGGCGGCCCATCCCAGGCCGTCCAGTATTGTCCGTACAGATCCATAGAAAACGGCTTGATGTGCTTGCAGTACAGATACCCATCCCTGCACCCCTCTGCAATCTCCAGGCCGCCCCATTGGAGCTGGGCTATCCCTGCGCCCTCAATGTAGATCTCCTGGGTGATGGATTCTAGCTCTACGCGGGTATATTGGTGTCTCATGGCGATACCTCCGGCGGGCGGCGGTATACCTCCGCGCTCAGAATCGAAGCGCGGGTGTTCCAGGCAGTAATTGCCTCATTTTTGTGGGTGTTGTAGTAGTCGTTGTCAAAACTGACTACTGCTCCGCACTTTTTGCACTTGAAGAAATTCAGGCCGCCAAATCCAATTACTCTACGTACATGTCCTTTGCAAAACGGACACGCCAGCAGCATCCCCGCATCCGTCAGCCGCTTGGCCGCCTCTTTATTACCAAGCAGGGCTAATTTGATATCATCCATGTATAATTCCCCTCTCTATGTCCGCTATGGCCCGAAAGATCGGATAAAACTGCTGGGGCACTACGGCGTTTCCGAGGCATTTAAGTCGGTCCACCCGAGAGGGAACCCCATAAGATATTCTACCCACGTCGGGTTCAGCTGGCCACCAACCTCCGTTTGCAACTGATGCTTCCTGTTTTTCCGGTAATCCTTGCATCCCCTGTTCTTCCAGTCCGTTGCAATCGGCGTTGGCCACATCTTTACCATCCCGCTCAAATTTGGTTCGCCTCGGCTGTTGTGATAAAATTCCCTGTTTGCCGAATCTGACGCAATCGGAGTTTTCCAGAGAATTGGGTCTCCATCCTCTCCCGTTATGTTTTCTTTCCAGCGCTCTACACCCGATAATCGCGCATCTGTCGCGCCTGTGCGGGGCGTCGACGGCACAAGCCGGAATAATAAACGCTTGGACGGAGTAATCCTCGCTTTCCAGGTCAGCGCACACCTGGTCGAGCGCCATATTGACGATCCCAGCAACGTTCTCGCCAACAACCCAAGCGGGCCGGAGATCCGAGATAACTCTAAGCATTTCAGGCCAGAGGTAACGGTCATCCTCCTTGCCTCGTCGCTTCCCGGCAACGGAAAACGGCTGACAGGGGAATCCGCCCGAAATAATGTCAACTGTTCGCAGTCCTGTCTTTTCATAGAAACTCTCCTTCGTCAGCGTGCGGATGTCCCGCCAGCGCGGCACGTCCGGCCAGTGTTTTTCCAGAACCTTTGTCGGGTAGTCCGCCCACTCGCACTGTCCGACGGTGGTAAATCCGGCCCACTCGGCGGCAAGGTCAAGTCCCCCGATGCCCGAGAAGAGGGAGAGATGCGCCAGTTTCGCCGCCTCGTGGTCGCCCAGCAGGGCGCGCGTCTTATCGTCCACCGTTCGGCACCTCCTTGATTGCTTTCCACCGCTCTTTACGGTTACACGTCCCGCCGACCGCATCACAAATGCTCTTGGACGCACAGCGTTCACACGGCCCGTTCCGCCTGAACTGCCGTATATACTCTGCGACCGTGCCCTTCTTGTATCCGGTAGCTGCCATAATTTGTATCAGGCTATAGCCATCCAGGGCCATCCGTTCTACTAGATCGTGGGATTTTGATTGCCGCAGCTTCTTTGTGTGGAGCAGGCAGCCAACTCTTTTCGGGTTGCAATCCGGTAACGGGCAGTTTTGGCAGATTGCCGCCTCTTCTGCATCCCGCTCCGTAATCCTGCGCTCCGCGACCGGCTCCATCGCGTCCAGACTGCGCCAGGGTGCCACCGCTCCGCTGATGCCGTAGGGGTCTGCGGTTATCAAAGCTCCATCACCTCCACCTGGATGCAACCGGTGTCATGAAACCCGGTGGTGATGGACTTCACATAGCGCGGGTTATCGTCTACGATGACCCAGCCCTTCATGGCGTCCTCCACGGCTTTTATGATGACCGCGTGATTGGAACAGTCTAGCCCATCGTCAAACAGGAACGTCAGGCTGACGGGGCGCTGGAACACGGCTCGGCGGACGTGGGCCCGCCGCATGGCGGCCAGGGTCAGCGCGTGAAGTTCGTCGGCGTCCTTCTTCCGCTGCGCCCAGTGCTTGCCGGAGTAGTAGGCGTTCAAGCCAAAGCGGCGGCAAAAGGCCGACTTGCCTTTTTTCGTGGGCGGGTATGGTATGTTAAATCTGATTGTTCCCATGTCCAAGCGCCTCCAGTGCCCGGTCCAGGGCTTTTACGATCTCGCCGTGATCATGGGCCAGGTCAGACCAGGTCTCCATAATGGCGCGATGCTTGTCTCTCAGGGCGGAC